GTAGAACCTGACCTAAAAAAAAGGGTATTTGCCCCTTTTGCGCCTTTTAATTGATTGCAACGACGACAGCACGCGACTAAATTGTCTTGGTCAAACATGCTTCCGCCACTCACACGCGATTGAACATGGTCAACTTGGTCAGCTTCTTTTCCACAATATGCGCAACAATAACCATCACGAGCTAAGACCCTAAGCCTTACCTCTTTCCATCTACCCGAACCGAGTGCTGCTTTACTCAATGCCACCCTTTAATCTTAAAGTGTTGTAATGCTTTGCACGCATTAGTATAGCCATTGGTATCAACACCATACCTATGAAACAGATAATCAAGACCCCAATCAATTTGATGGTAAGGATTAAGAGTAGATAGATATTTGCTTTTACCCTGCGGAATACCATAGACCTGTTGTTTACCACCTATGTTCCCAACTGCATTTGGATTCCACGAACTCTCCTTACCCCACAGCTGTGATAAACACTTGTATTGTTTCTTACTTTCTATCTTGAGAAGTGCATATTCTTTGTATGAAATCACTTGCACAGGTTTGTATTGATAGGCAGAAACGGAATCAATTTTCTTAAAGACAATGCTAATCAACAATAAGCATACAGCTGCCCCAATAACTATCAGCAACGAACTCGCGAGCAATCCGCTAAGGCGGCTCGCGTTCGCGCTTTTAGGCGCGTCGCTTGCTGATAGTGTACTCAACTTGTCAATAGGATTCACCATAACCGCAGGTCAGACGGCATGTCATATTGAAGTCCAACCAATATACACAGCATGTGGATTGTTTTCTAACCATTGCTGCCTTAGCTTGTTTTGATAAGCCCAATCAATGTCATGGCTATTATCCGTATCCTTCAACCCATTTGTGTTTACAGTTATTGCAGTCATGTAGATACTCCCTACCTGCTGTTATTGTATTTGTGTTATACCCTAGACACTCAGGGCATTGGTCTTTTTGCATAGTGTGTAGCAGATACCGCTTTCCATTTTCCATGCCCCACATTTAGTGCAACGGACAACTGCCTTATCAGTTATAGCCTCAATTCTAGCCTTTACCCCTATGTTATGGCATTTGACACACATAACAACTACATGTTCCTCACCGGCGTCAAACCCTGCTTTTTCATAAAACAGCATAGGTTTCGCGCATTTATTACATTTGAATACCCAAGTTAAGTCAGACAAAGGCAACCCTGCACAGATTATCTACTGTTATTAGATAACCCCTTGTTGAATACTCTGGACGATTCATTTCTTTGAATATGCCATAGGTTTTTACAGCTAGTTTTATTTTGTCTGTGGGAACTGTTATCAATATATCCTCTAGTACAAATGACCAATGAGTTGCTTTGGTTACTGTAATGCCTGACCAATACCACTCTTGTCTTACATCTGACCAGCAATCTGTTTCAATGTAGAGATTACCTGTATCTTTCCAGCGTCTATCACGTTTTACCTCAACCGTTTCAATTGGTGCGGTCAAAAGGGCGTTGGCTGCAACCTCACCCTCTTGACCAAACCTTAAGTCCAAATCCCAATCGGACTTATTACCCATGATGATTTAATTCAATAATGTTAATGTTGTGACAAAATGGGCAAGTTTTAATCCCATTAACATCAACCATGCGTGGGTCATTACATAATTCGCAACATTCAGATAATGGAACTACATCTACAACAATGCCTTCATCTGAAAAGGTTGCTCTGACTCCATTAGGGTCAATCATTTCCATGTCAGCCATTTTCCGTGTCCTCAAAATACCAATGCCCATTAGCTGTGACTTTAGCCCAAGAAGCTTGACAAATAGCTTGAGCGCATACATAACCATAATAAGGTTTTCCGTTTTTAGAACTTACACCTTGCTTAAGGACATGACCATGCTGGCACTCAGGTGGTGGCTTGGGTGTTGAATTCGGTAATGAATCCACAACATCTCCAACACTCCATGGAATTGGTTCTTTATTGATGGCAGCCTTAACTTCAGGGGTGTCAAAGGAAGTTCTCAAAACCTGTTCCACCGCTGCGCTACGACTGCCAACTGCACCATACCTAGGAGTAAATGGCACAACTTTTTCCATCTCAGCTCTATTAGCTCTTGGGGCTTTAGTCCCGTCTTTTTTTGTAGAGTATTTACTCAAACCAAGGTTTGTTATAGACCTTGCATAAGCACTTGTTTCTGCTTTCTCAATTGCAAATTGTGTTTTCAGGTTTTCACCTGCAAGACCACTTGCCCAAGGGTGTTCGTCCTCAGCATTTTTGTAAATACAGACTCGTACAAATACCCAGTCACCTGAAATGTCATGGTGTGAAACCATGCGCATATTTGGGTTATCAGTTGCAAACAATTCAATTCGTTCCTCAGCCGTCATGTAGTTTTCTAAATCAAATGCCATCATTTTCACCTCTCATTTCTCTAACAATTTTGTGGTAAATGATTCCGTATCCAAGCAAATCTCTGAGTGAATCCTCGTGGTCACTTGACTGAGAGAGGCGTGCGACTTTGACGAGCAACATACACATTGCGACTTGCTCAGGCGAAATGTAAGTGTCCAAATACCCTGACCACAATTCGCTGATTCGTCGGTGATTTGTTTCAGGGCTTCCATAAACATTGCCCCTGTCTGTGAGGATAAGTTGGATTTCATTTAATAATTCCTCAGTTCTTTTCATAGTCAAATACCTCGTCTGATTTTTGTTTAATGTTGGTTAATCGTCTATGAGATTCCCAACCAATTGCGCGACCTCTCCAATAACCCTTATTGTAAGACTCTACGCGTAATAAATGCAGGGCATAAGCTAGTAAGCCTGTTGCAATCATGAACCATAAAACTGTTAGTCCGTTGATTTTCATTATTTGACTCCAGCAACATACCAAGAACCTGAATAATCAGTTGTAAAACAGTATTGGCTTATTGATTCGTCATAGGAAATACTATAATCAAACCCTTGTTGATTCAGATATTCAGTTGCTAATAAAGCTGAGGCATAATTTTCAGTCCAAAAAATGAACTTGTGATTCCAATTGATTGTATCCTCAAAGCGAAACGCTTGTTCTTTCCAATCTGCAATTGAATTCCACTCCATTTGAGTTTCTGTCAATCGGTCAAAATCGTTAGCTGTTAGTTTCATCTTTTCCTTTTCCATCAAGTCCCGTTAACTTGATAGGAAAAGTGTGAGGCTTAAGACTGACATTTACAACACCGGCAATGGGCGTGTTCTATAACGCTTTTGTTACAAAAGACCTAATTCGTCTATGGCGTCAATCTGCTCATCAATGCCTCTAGGCTCGTAATCGGTCTGCCTACCCATACAGCTTGCCTTCAAATATAAATGTGCCGTTATTGATAGGGATAGGAATTACCTGAACTTTACGGTCTTTGACATAGGCAACTGCGAATCCTTGCTGCCAATTTGCATAACCCCTTGTGTATGCCATACCGCTTGAAGCAAGGTCAACCATATTTCCAACCTCTAAACCCCATACAGTACGCCCTAATTGACCCCTAGAAGCCTCTGTGAAGGCACTTAAGCCCAATCTATGAGTGTGACCACACACCACGCTCTTTCCCAGCCTCCTAGCCCCATTTAAGGCTGTTTGTGAAGGTACTTGGCTAAGAGGGAAAGCGTCCCCATGAACTGCTGTCCAACCGTATGCCCAGTCAAGTCCGTATGGGTGAAACTTGATACCAAGTTTGTCATATCCCATAAAACGCTCATACTGCAATTCCGGTAAGTTGAGAAAGCTTGGGAGTCGTTTTTTGATTGAGCGATAAAGTCTGATTCCATGGTTACTTCCTAGTACATCTGTGACGCCGAGATATTGCAAAACTTCTTGTGTGGATTTTCTATCGTCATCAAGATTTCCAACCATTTCATCAATTGTTCCTGCATTAAAACCACCAAGTTGAGGAAGGTCAATCTCATCACCAATTTGAATAGTTTGATGGGGTTTCCATTTATCTAAAAATTTTCCTACAACCTTCACGCTCTTTTCACAAAAGAACGGTGCTTGTAAATCGCTTATGAAAGCGACGCGTTTCACTTAATCGTCGTCCTCATCAAAGTCATCTAAAGGATTTTTTATTGGGTCTGTTGTGTCAACAATCCAATCAGGATAACTAGACCTATCCATTGCAAAGGCTAATGCTGTGCCTTCGTCCATGCCTGATTTTCGGCAAGCCATATAAACTTCATTAGCTGCAATTGCCCAGAAATCTAACTTTGTAAGTACAGGCTCTTTAGTAGTCCTGCGTCTTTTAGCTACTTTCTTTTTTGGTTTCCTTTTGGTTGCCATAGTTTTATTTTACTTCCTGCTAATGACAATAAAGAGTTCATCAATACGATTTGACAGGTGTGTCGTTTCTGTTTGTAAGGCTGTCAATTGGTCTTTCATTGAGCTGCCCCCATTTGGGCGAAGTTCATTTAGCCAGCCTTTTACTAGCCAGCGCAAACCGGCAAGTAATCCAATTAGTGTTGTGGTAATTCCAGCAGCAAAGCCAGCCCACTCAAGGGCTGTCATTACTCTTTACTGCCTATGCCAAATGCTGTGTCGTCGGGATTTAAAGCTCTTAATAAAGGTGCGACAAATGCAATTATAAATGCTTTCCAAATGTCATTAAATGAACCTTCAGGATTGGTTACATATACGGTTGCTAA